GTCAAAAAGTTGCTTGCGGGTTGGGTCTTTCTTGATCCACCGGTAGAAGTCGTTGTAGTCGATGTCCCGCTGGTCATCCCGCAGCACCTGGGACAGCGACATGCCGTGGGCAATCGAGTCGATGGCTCGCATGAAGACCTGCTCATACTGTACGAGTACGAGTGCTTTGCCCTCTGGTGAGGGTTTCGGAGTTGCAGGCGCGGGGTCGAGCCAGTTGGGTAGTTCGAGGTTGTCACCTTGTGCGGTCAGTGTGACATCTGCGCCTACGGGATTGGGGTTCAATGTGTCCATAGTGGTAGTGAGTCTAGCACGGGGATGGATTTGTGTGTCATGAGTGGTACTGAACCCATTGGGTCTGTGGGTCAATGAGAAATTTTATAAAAATTTTGTCTGGTACCGCCGCTACCGTGACCTCTGGCTCGTCGGCCCTACCCCCTCCCCCTCGGGAACCGCGACACCCCTGCACCCAGTGGATCACGCACCATGCGCACCACGCACCCCAATGGGTCACTGAATCCATGCACCAATGCGCCCAATGGGTCACAGAATCACGTCAACCCAGCGGGTTTATTGGTGACCCAATGGGGCAAACCCAATGGGTCATGTTTCGCCAGGCGCACACCCCAATGGGTCATGACTCACGGAAAAAGGGGTCGAGTGGTACGGTTGTGACATCGCGCAGGCGAGGGGTCGATTTACGACTTTTTGAAATAGGTCTTTTATTCTGGTTTTCCCAGAATCCCTTACCCCGCTACAAGTCACAAGTGACGCACCGATACAGTGGACACCCAGAGGGTAGGGAAAGCACTTAGAAACATTTATTTGTAGAGTAGTTGACCCGCTGGGTCAAAACCATGTTAAGATGCAACTGTGCAAAGTCGCACGGTAACTGTAAGAGTAAAAACCATGAACCCAGCTATCACCACTTATCTGTACATGCGTGAGTCGCAACAATTGCGCCCAATCGATGCCTGCACCGATGCCGCGCAACTGCACAATTTAACCGTGCCTGCGCTCGCTGCCGTTTTGATCGCATTGGATATCGATGCTGTCCGTTTGTCCTTGATCTGAGGGGTACACCATGAACCGCCACCAATTGACCTACATCGACATGCATCCCCAACCCGTGACCCGTGGCCGTGAGTGGCCGTGGGTTATTGCCACCGTTGCCGTCTTCGCGCTAATCGGCGTTTTGCTTGCTTGGAGGGGCTGACTATGGACTACACCACACCGATCGCCAGTGCTGCCGATGCCGAAGGGTTTCTTTTCCAACTTTATCAACTGGGTTTGAGTTTTCACCCAGAGAACAACGCGCACCACATCATTAACGGCGCCACGGGTCAACCCTTGTTTACCTTTGCCGAAGCCGAACAGATCAACAATCGAATGTATGAAGTTCACATCTTCATGGCCGACCCTTGCGCCTATTTGCTCGACCTCACCACATCAACCGACCGTAACTGAAAGAAACTAAACCATGAAAACCACTATTTACCTCGCTAGTCAATTCCGCGATGCCTTTCGTCAAGCAGATCGCCAAGAAAACTTTTCTTATGAGGGGCTGGGCCTCTTGTTTGACTACCTTGAAGAATACGAGGGAGCCACAGGGGAAGAACTTGAGTTGGACGTGATCTCTATCTGTTGCGAGTACAACGAAGACACTTATGAGGGCATCGCTAAAAATTACATTATTGATTTGGAAGGGTGTGAGTCTGAGCAAGACATGATTGAGGCCATTCGTGATTACCTGAACGACAACACCACACTGGTCGGCGAGACGGCCTCGGGCTTTGTTTATGCCGCATTCTGACACCCTCGAACGCTTGCGCCTTGAACTGGCGCAAGCCGTTAGGCAGTGCGAACGCCTGAGCCGTCCAGCCCACGCCGTTCGCAACTGTCCAAGCGACCTACAAGCCGAGGACGCCGCATGGCGCCACCGACAAAACCTTGAGTTTCAGATAAACCAATTGGAGAACAAACCATGATCGACTTATTGAAACTTGAAGCCACCGAAGCCGAGCGCATCGCATACGCCGAGGGCTTCACTATGGCTGCGGAACTGTTCAAACGGATCGCAGACCTTGAGGCCATCAATCAAGCACTGAACCAAGAAAACGACATCTTGCGCGACCAACTCGCAGACATGGAAAGGCCAACCCCATGAACACTTGGCCTTTTCCACCGCCCGGTGGCCCGATACCGTGGACACCTGAGCAGATCGAACGCTATGCACGGGAACAACGCGAAGCGCTACCCGCTGCGCCATTCATCGGGGGCATCACATGAGCGCCCTTATCGTTGCCGCCATCGTTGCCGTTATCGTTGCAGCGTGGGACATTTAACCCGGTGCATTCATAACCCCAAAGCCCCTAAATTAGCGTTTAGGGGCATTTTTTGACCCTTACCCTACCCAACCCCCATGACAGACAAAAAACCCCCTCAAAACCCCGAATTCGTGGCCGCATTGGCCGCGCTTATCACCCGCCACCAGTTGACCGAAGCCCAAGCGGCCGCGCTGCTGGGTGTGCCCGTGTTCACCCTTCGCAAGTGGCGCACGGGTAGCCGTGCCCCTAATGCTGCCGCCGTGCGCCTGGTGGAGGTGTTCGACCTGCTGGCAGTGCTGGCCCCTGCCCTACTCGATGGACTGATTCCAACGCCTGACCCCGTCATGCCAAAGCGACCCCGCACCAAAATAACCAAGACTGGAGAATCGAAGTGAACCACACTGAAGCCGAATACATCAACGAGGGCGCACGATACGAGCGCGCCAACAACACAGAGAGCGCACGGGCCATCGCCTACAAGCTCCGGGCCATGCTGTCCAGTGAGAGGCCAGAGGACCAGAGTTATGCCCGTGAATTGATCGAAAAGGGACGCAAGGAGGCACGGGGATGATGACCGAGTGCAAACACCGCTGGGAGCCTGTGGAGGGCCAGCCCATTTACAAGTGCATCAGATGCGGCTCGTTTATGCGGGTCATCAAATGAAAAAGGGGGCCATCGGCCCCCTTGTCACTCCAGCAACTCAGCCCCATGCACTCGGGGCTTCTCTTTTCTGGACAGCCTGTAAATCTCATCGAGTTGGCGCTGCTTCGCATCGATCACGGCCTTGCGGTGATCCTTGAACTGCACGGCCAGTGCAGGGTTGATGGCCCACTGGGCATGGTGCTGGTTCTCTTTGCTGCCGTCATCCATACGCATGACCCATCGGCCCTGCTCCAGCGGGTACATGGCCCCATAAATCATCTGATCCTGCTGCCACACGTTGACCTTCTCGATCTGACGCCGGGCTGACCGCTTGATTTCGGCTAGGGTGATGGTGGACTCGTCAGCGTGTTGGATGATGTAGTCACGCAGCCAGGTGTCGAAGTTGGACGCACCGGACAACTCAGAGAGGGCATACCGATAGGCCGGGACAACGTAGGACTGCACCATCTCGATCACCCGTTTGGCGATGTCTGCCGACACCGTGATGCTAAAGGGCGACTCGATCAGGTGGAACATGAGCATGATGCGACCAGTCAAGCCCTCGATCTTGCCAAATGCGGTCATGAAGGTGTCGTCCGATTGCAGCAGCCGTTCATCGTTGCGCTTGCTGTCGTACCAATCCTGGAACTCTTGAAACAGGACTTTGGCCTCAGGGGACAGTTGGTAGGTCATCGCAGGCAGTGCAAACACGATCCGCAGGGTTTGCTCCCATTGGTCTTTGTTCAGCAGGTAATCGGGGATCTCCACGGGCTTGCGGGTCAAGTCACCGTTCAGAATGCAGGGCACAAAGCGCTGCACCAGACCATCGGCAGAAAGATTGTGCAGGTTTTCCCTAAAAACTCGGGGCTGGATGTTGCCGTAGATGCTGACGGCCAAGTTCTCAGCGTAGATCGACCCACTGCCCACCCGGTCCATCTCATAGGGGGACGACTCGTAAGCCTTGACCCATGCCGAGCGATCCTCGCCGCTGGCCTTGTCTGTCAGCTTACGCACCCAGCTATTCATCTCGTCCAAGGCGCACAGCAGCCCACGGGGACGGTCGGCAGCCAAGCGCACCAGCTTCTGGCTGGTCACGTCATCCACCGTGATGCGAAGGGGCACGGGCTGGGGTGGCAGGTCGTGAACCACCGGAGCCTGATCGCCTGAGAGCATCGCCTCGGGGCTGGCTGAAAACTCAAGAAATGCCTTTTTGCTTGAGGCATACATGGCCTCTTGACCCTCCCACTCCAGCAGTGCCTTGCCGTGGCGTGGGCGATCCTCGTGCTCGAGGTGCTTCAGCGGGGCCAGCATGGGCGCACTGCCCGGTGTCTTCTTGTCGGCCGGAGCACCGATGGTCATCAGCCACAGCACCGGGGGCACCTTAAAGTCTTTGATGAGTTCGAGTCGGGTACGGGCATCGACCACACCGCAGACAGCGGCCAGCCCTGCGAACAGGGGCACCAGCGGGTCACAGCCCACCGTTTGGCCGATCTCGCCAGCACGCCTGGCGATCACAGCAGGCCACAGGGATACATCCATCATCGGTGGCCGTGGCCGCAGGTCAACGATGACCGACTTTGGGTCGGCGGGTGCCTCCACAGCGGAGAACATGGCCGTGATGTCAGGCAGCGGCCGGGTCCAGCCATACTGCTTGGCGATGTGAAACAGGCTGCCCAGCTTGACGGCCGTGGCCTTGTCGTTCTTGAAGCTGGTCCATTGGGCGATAATGTCCTTCTCGCCAGGGTACTTGGCCGAGGGTAGTGACCAGTCGTTCCACAGCGTCAGGGCCGGGTCAAGTTGGTCTGTTTGTTCGCCAGCCCACTTGAGCGCCATGCCCACCGTGACCCACTCCTCTCGGGAGCAGTTGGGGCTGATGGCCTCAAGGGCTGTTCGTATGTCTTCCCATGACGCATCGACCGCATCGCCCGTGCCGATGGTGCGCTCCTTGTCCTGCGCCAGCAGGGTCTGCCACAGGTCAAGCAAAGGCTGGGGCACAGTAGGCAGTCGCGTCCAGTGACCCTTGCCTGCCCAGCGGTAGGGCTGGAGCGTAGCCGGGTGGATCGATGGGGGCATGACATCCTGCACCGTGAGGCCGTTGGCCGTGGCGCAGCGTAGCTCGTAGGCCGTGATGCCGTTGATGAGTATCTTTTTGGACGGGAGCGCCAAGCCAAAGGGCATCTGGTACAGCAGCTTGCCGTGACCAGCCCTGCCCGAGTCCACGATGACAGCATCGTTTGCATCATACAACTCTTGCAGATTGATGCCGTGGGCCTTGAGCGCCGTGGTGGTGGTGTCCCACTCGTCGATGTCCAAGGCCATCGTGCCGCTGTAGGCATGGGCCAGCCCGATGCCGTAGCCACTGGGCAGATCGGCCTGCGACTTAAGGGCGTTGTTCTTGACGTTCCAGCCCGGTGTGCGTGGGCCTTTGGTGCCTGCCGGGATGGGCACCAGTGACCAGCCGTGCCGTATGTAAGCATCGATGGATGCCGGGTGCGCTTGCACTGTAGGGATTGCTGTCATAAAATGGGTTCGCTGGTGAATGCAGTTGCCAGTGTGTACTTCATGGATTTCTCCTTTTCAAGCCCCGGTCTAACCACCGGGGCTTTTCTTTTTTGCAAAAATAATTTCAAAACCGTTGCACAATCGTATCACAGTCTGCTACACTTGCGTCAACGGTCAAGGAAATTATTTATGACAACCCCACCAAAATCAGCGTTTATGACTGTCCGAGTGACAGACAAGACGCGCACCAAGTTTCATGA